TTACTGTTTTTGGGAAGCATCCGGCGCAAACATCATGCCATTCCTGTTTCCCATTGTAGTCATTTTTCAAGAATAAGGATTTCCATTCATCGGGATTGTCTTTTTTATACCTAACCGCTTCTTTGAAAGTCGCAAACGGCCCATCTTCGGTTATTCCGCAAAGATCACACGAAAGCAAAAAATAGTTTCTCTCATATTCGTCAATCATTGCCTTTCGTCAATTCCTTTATTGGTTTTTAAAATAGGCAGTTTCACGTAATCCTCCGCAGATATGCCCATTGGAGGTTCTTTGCAATGAAAGGCGGCAATGTCTCTACAAAACTGCCCATATTTCTTGCAAAACAGCCATTTTTTTAACTTCTCTTCCGGGTCATCACTTATTGTAAGTATTTCGGATACGGATGCTAGACATCTGGCGCACCTGCCTTTATTCAATGCGCTCATGACTCTTCAATCCAAAAATTAATCAACCCCAATCTGATCATTTCTTTTTTCTCCACTTATCCAATCTTTTGTAGTACCGGTATTTACTGCCTGAATATACCGCTAAAAGAATACGAAAAGTGATTATCACGGGAATAACCACTATCGGCAACCAATCCATAAATCCTTAACGCCCTGTTAGTTTTTGAATGAACACTGACAAGTTTTCAACAATATGGGCGGTATACGCTTCCTGCTTTCGTATGTAAGCATCCCTGTAGTTAGCAAGTATCTGCAATTTTCCCATTGCGTTTTCGCCCGCGTGATGCTCCAATAAAAACTCGAATTCGTCACTGGTTATCAATACACCCATTTCTTTTTCAATATCTTCTTTTCTCAGTGCTTTTTCTGTTTTTTCTGACATTTTCCATGCCCTCCTAATGATTATTATAGACATGAATAAACCCCAGGGAATTTTTCCCCTGTTTTATACTGAAATTAGTAACAAAGCGACCATGCCCCGGTTTCTGTACGAGCCCATCCCATAACAGCACTATCAAGTAGCAAAACGTAATATTCATCACCGATTTGGTAATCTATGCCGGGGCCTGTAAAAATAAAGCGTTCATCGGCTATACGGCGTTCAACTGTGTATCTGCTCTTTCTTCTTTTCTTTTTGCTCTGTTCGCCTTCATGTTGTCTCATAGTGGCTTATCCTGGTTATTTGGCAATTGCAAAAACTGTCTGATTTCCTGTAATTGCTCTATAACATGATTCGCATTCCCTACATGGCCCCATCGTACATCTTTCGGGCTGGTTTCCATGTGGTTATCGAAGTATTCCTGCAATTCCGCAATAATACTTTGCGCAATACCCATACGGCACATAAAAGCGGATAAGGGGCATTCTTTATTATTTTTCATGCTGGCTCCCGTCAATAATTTCTTTTTGATCCCATTTTAAAAATCTGTTTGGGGAATAATCCCATGATATTTTCTCAGCATGGATCAGCGTCACAGACAGCATATTCATCACATCATTTATGTGGGCATTTAAAACTTTTGCCATAATTTCACGAACTTTCCACATGCACTCAGTATTTATAACGATATATACTTCTTTCGTCGGCTTAACCCCAACAAACCAATAATATTTTTCCATTTGCATCTTTCATTGCCTCCATAGTGGCTACTCGCCGACCGCCGGAATGGCGGTTTCGCCTGGTTGCCGTCCAGGGCTCGTCAGGGCGAAAAATTACCAAACAGTAACGCTTATTTTTACGAGGCTACCAAAAACAACTGTGGAAGAAACCTCATAAACTGTTTTTTCCATAGTTTCTTTAGCGTGAGAGCCGGTTGACAGACAGGCGTATTCAAAACATTGCCCTTCTTCTTCTTTAACTATTATCTGAACCGGCTCTTTGACCATTTTCAAAAAGTCTTTAAGCTTCAATTTGGGCTCGTCAATCCAGATGTTCATAGTCTTGTTGTCTACAGTAACTTCCAGCCTACTGCCTAAATCCGCAATGCGGTCATTGTTGCAATTGCTGAAGTGCTTGTAAATGTCGTATCCAGTCCTTGCGCTTGCATCCTGATCCTTCTCGTAATCTGTCGGAAAGATTTTGTCTGCTTCTGCCCACGCTTGTTCTTTTGTCCTAACTGTCATGTCGCTACCTCCAAAGTTTGGATACTTGTTGTATCCTTTATGATTTAATTGTAACCAATAATAACATTATTGTCAAGTAAAATGTAGCCAAATATAACAAAAAAAATCAAAATATTTTGTTATAATAGGTAACATTTGTATAGGTATTGTCAAAAAATAAAACCTCTGGTAACATTTATATATGAAATTAAACGGTGATTTTTTTACAGTTAAAGACATTGCAATAGAACTCGGAGTAGATAAACAAACTGCCAAAATGCGCTTATTTCGCTTAGGTATAAAACCAATAGCCTCCGATGCCCTATACGACAAGTCCGCGCTTGAGGCCATCCGTGAGGTTCCCGGCAAAGGCAGGCCCAAAAAGGCCCCTGAACAAGAAATTCCGCCCGCTGATAAGAAGTCGAAAAAGCCCAAAAAATAGGCCCAAAGCCTATTGCCATATGATTTCATGGCTTTTGATTTCTAATCACAAAGTATAGGGCTATTGTTACGTTTTTTGACCTAATTTGAAGCATTTTTAGCCCTTTCTTTCCTGTACTGGTAGATGGCACAATCAGGGGAATTACATATGCTAAAATTATGCCCATTTAAACACCACTGGCAGTATGCTTTTATTGCTCTGGGCCTATCTACGCCCCGCTTTGCTTTTGCCAATCCATTCAAAATACAATCATCAAATACACATTCCCTGGCCCCAGCCAGACAGTCTTTGCATTTTGCTTTTATCGCCTGCTTTGCTGTCATATATATTATTATAGAGTCCAGATTTTAGAGAAATTTCCGATAATCAATAAATACATACCAACTAAGGAGTACATTGAATGGCTAAAGAAAAAGCAAAAGGCAAATTGAGTCAAATTGTGGAACCACTGCAAAAACTGCTTGACCAAAGGGCAGAACTGGACGCAAAAATTGAGGAAATGAAAAAAACCTTAATTACTGTTATAGAGAATGACGGGGAGCCGACCAAACAGGCCGGCGGAAAAGGCCCAAAAGCAAAGAAAGAAGTAACAAAGAAAAAATCGGCAAAAGGGTCTATTGAAAAAAAGCCCAGGGGAAGAAAAACAAAAACAAAAGAAGCAGAGGAATCCTAGTAGTCGCCAATTAAAAAACCCCTGTGCTGGCAGGGGTTTTTTAAGGATATCACATCTAAAAATGACTATTCGTCATCTTCGTCTTCATCATTCTTTGGTTTTGGCCTTCTGCCCGTCCTTTTTTCCTGTCCTTTTTTCTCGATTTCCGGGATTTCCTGGTCATTGTCTGGTTCTTCCTCTTTGGATTGATCCAAATTACAGCATTCCGCTGTTACCGAAACGGAAAAGAAGGTATTATTGTTTATAACATCGACCCTGACCTTCAGTTCGTTTGGCTCATATTCATTGAAAATCTCAACAAACCTATCCGCTGCGGCTTCAATCTGCATCCTTTGATTTTCCATTTTGTGGCGAATTGTATTCTGAACCTCAGCAAATTCCGGCAGGAAATCACCTGGAAAGAACTCAACTACCGCTTTCAGTTGCAATTTTGCCTGGGTAGCAGGGTGAACAATCGTCACAAAAGGGTACATGATCAAACTTTTGATCCCGTATTCGTTTTCTCTTTTAGTCATTTAAGACCTCCATAAAAAAAATTATTTGTGATATAGCACAAATATTGATTCACTTCTTTATTTCCAAATGGGGCATATCATACTCACTATGTCCATAAAGCCATTCAAATAGTTCCCATTCCATGACTATGACAGGTTCTTTTATGGCTTTATTTTTGAGAATCAATGCCCAATGCGGCATATCAGGGGATGTATTTGCTTTTGCCTGCTCAATGAAAGAGGGGAGGGCTATTTTTTCCTGTGCCTTGCATTCAATGGAAATGGGAAATTGCCCCCGCAAAGATTTATGAATCCAGACATCAACGCCGTTTTGCCCCATTTCCCTACTGCGGATATTGTTGCTGTCTTTATCTGCTGCTAAAGGCTCATTAAGTAATCCGGCTATCTTTTCGACCGCCCATTTCTGCAAATTCCTGCCTTTTGCCTTTGCGGACGCAACTGATATTCTTTTATGTGGCTTGGTAATCTTTGCTTCCAACGCATTTATTTGTTTTCTAAAACGGGACTCTACATGAAAGTCGTATGTCTTTACTTCATGGTAGTTTATTTTAGCAATCATTTTTAGAACCGTATTAATTTCCCGTTCGCTTAATTCCGGCTTTTTCATTCCTCACCCCTTGGCGGTGTGGCATATCGTTTCTTTCTTGACGATGCAATATCATTTTCGATGCTCTCCCATTTCTCAATAGCCTTCTCCGCAAGTTCATTTTCAAGGTTATTGCTTTCGATGTGCTTTATAAGTGCTTCACGGGAAAATGTCTTGCCGCCCTGTCCGCCAAATTCTTTATCATAAGCCTTTTTGAGTTCAGGAAATTCTTCAATCCAACTTAAAACCAAATCAAGATTGATTTTGTCATTATCCTTGAGAAATAGCATCAAAGCATTTTCTATCCTATTAGGGCCGCTCCGAGGATTCTCAATCGGGCATGGTTGAATCTTGAGCCATTTCCTGACTACTGCAAGGCTCTGTTTTTTAATATCCCCACCCCATGCAATAGATTTTGAAGCGGGAGTCAATTCCCCTTTATCAGTTCGCAGTTCATATAAATAATCCAAATTGCTGCCGATGTTATCAATGCCGTAATCAAAAACTATGGAAAATTGGCAATCCCTAAACGGCCTTGGTGTTTTGCTTTTGGTTGTCTTGGCTTTTACTACTACGCCCACGGATTTTTCTTTTTTAACAATCTTCTTTAGTGTAGCAAGCCATAGAACGGTATGCGCGTAAAAATCAAGAGCCTTGCCGCCTGAACGGGTATATTTTTCAAATGAAAACGGCTGTATATTCTCCCTGACTTGCGAAATAATCACTACCAGAATATTTTTATCTTGAATCATAGAGCATAATTGGGGGAAAAACTCCCTGGATAGATACTTAGGCTTACCCATCTGGTAACTGCCTTTGTCATAAGTTTTCCCCGCTTTCGCGGCTTTTATTCTGGCCTCTGCCTGTTCGTCCTGTTCATCGGATGTAAGACCATCAAGGCTGTCCAGCACGTAGATGCCAAATTGATCAGATTTCAAACTTTCCGCAAAGTTATTGATATTGACAAAAGCCCCCTCAACGGTAGAGGAACTTTCATGCAACGGCTTTCCTTCGTCATCTTTTGGTATAATTTCAAACCCGTACATTGACATGGAATCAAAAGAATAACCGGATTCACAATCATCATACCGCCATTTAAATTTCTTTTTATCAAATTGGTGATACGCATGGGCAATCATCTCATTTGCAAGAAACGTCTTGCCCGCGCTCTTATCACCGACTATGTTGATAAATTTACCAACAGGATACCCATACACATTCGGCTCGCCGCCTACAACCATGTCCAGTAAAGTAAGACCTGTCTGAAAATATAAGGCATCCTGTTTTTTCTTCATGGCTGTTAATCCCCTTTCTTTTTTGCGCCTATGCACTTTACCCACACATCGCAGTCTTCGCATTCTTCATGGTCATCGGCATCTTCGCCGAATGTATACCCATGAGGGCATTTGCCTTTGCCGGATGATTTCTTAGAGGGTTTTTTCTCTTCTTCCTCTTCATCATCTTCGTATTCATCGGAATGTTTCTTTTTGGAAGCGGCTTTTTTGACTGGTTTTTTGGCAGGCTTTTCATCTTCCGCATCTTCATCCTCATCTTCGTCCGATTCAGAATCTTCATCATCGTCATCTTTCTTTGAGGATTTCTTTGCGGATTGCTTTTTTCGGGAGGGGCGTTCATCTTCGTCCCCTTCATCCTCAGCATCTTCATCCGAACCAAAAAGGATAGCCTGAATTGATTCATAATTCAGAATGTTCAGATGTTCATCGAAAGAAATGGCAGATGCGGACAAATCATCATCGATGGAATCTTCCCTGTCCGCAAAGGAAAAGGACTTGAACTCGTTAAACTCATACCCACCCTGGCTGATTTTTGAACAACGAAATTTAACAACAGAGCCGGTTTTCAAATCAGCAAAGTCAATGAAACCATCCTCATCTTCATTTCGGGCTTCATCAATTAATTCTTTCTCAAAAAGGTAATGGCTTACCTCAAATACCTGCAATTCCCCAGGCTTTTTACGGACATCCTCCACATTGTAAAAAACTCTGCGTTTTGAAGTCAGGGCAGCCGCTTCTTTTTCTTTCCCCTGCTTTTTCATTTTTTCCGACTCTTCGCAAATCGGGCAGGCTTTCCCGTAAGTCTTTTTAAGGCAGATAACTGAACTTTCGCTGGGGCCTACATTCCGGTGTGTCCAAATATCAAGGCAGTAGTCGAGTTCTCCGATCTCCATCTGCCCCTGCTTCACCAAGGGGTGGTTTTTGCTTTTAATTTCAAACGGGATAATATTGATTGCGTTTTTTCCTACCCCCGGTTGGTAGAATTTAACTTCGCCATCAATTTCCTTCCAGTTTATAACACGGCTTCCACCGCCGCCCTTATCCCGCGAATCATAGGAAATGCCTGCGCGTTTTGCCAATGATGAACTCTTTTTTCTGCTTTTTTCTTTAACTCCCATAATGCAAATACTCCAAAATAAAAATAGCCCACTGCTACTAACGACAATGGGCAAAAATGCTAATCTTCGTCCTCTTCGTCATCAACAGACGGCTTTTTCTTCCCCTTGTTTAAACCTCTTTTTATGTCTTTTGCCGCTTGCTCATTGATACTTTCTTTGGGCTTACCTGAACTTGATGGGGCTGAAAAGTAACCGGCGCAGTACAGACGCACAACATTATCCAGTTGGCTTTTGCGATGCTCAAATGCGACAACTCCGGCATGGATTCTTGCATAGTTTAATTCCGCTTCCCGCAACTCTTCCCGCGCTTCAATGACCGTTTCTTCTTTTTCAACTTCCGCAGCAATGACCGCCTCAGTAAACTTGATCTCCTTTTTGGTAAATCGATTTCTGATTGAAACATTGGCCTCACTCATTTTAAGTTTCAAGTTATCGGCCAAAACCCCAGCTTCATGCTTTGCGTTGACTGCCATTTCTGAATAACGGTAATACAAAGCAGGATGTGAAATGCACTCTTCATCCAACTTGTACTTGTCGATACTCAGATCCTTTTCAAAATCCAATTTTCTGTCTTTCATTCGCTTCTCCTTATTCTTATTATAGAATTGTAAAAAATACGGTTATTGCAAAACCGCATCAGCGGCCATAAGCGTCAAGCCGAATTTGCCGGTAGAGTAGGTGTCCCCGGAAAACGCTTCCATAACTTTCAGAGCGTTTGCGTTCATCCCTTTCATCAAGATGGAATTACCATAACCGAGTACCGCATACCTGATTTTTTCCGGCTCTGACAAATCCATACCCTGCAACAGGTTTGATACAGCGTCCCATTTTTTACCGGAATAGAGTGCTCGGCAAAAATCTATGGTTTCTTTAGATTCAGTTTCATTGCCTACGTCTTTTAACGCCCTTACCCTTTCTTTATCAGTGTCCAGATATAAAACTTTCCCCAGCAGTTTTAATGCCTTGCGGCTTCCCCCGTCAGCAAGTTCAATGATCCGGCTGACTACATTTTCAGACAATTCAATTTCTTCCGCTTCGGCAGTCCTGGTAACTAAATGCTCCATTTCTTCTTGATTTAGCGGCTTCATGGTGATTACACTGCATCTGCTTTTTAAAGGAGCAATCAATTTTTCAGGATTTGTCGTGCAGATGAAAAAATAGACATGGGAAGGGGTATCCTCAAGCGGTTTTAGAAAAGCCTCCTGCGCGGGCTTTGTTTGTTGGTGGAATTCGTCAAGAATCCATACCATGCTGTCGCCGTCAGAGGGATTAAACCGCATCTTTTCCATTATTTCCCTGGCACTGTCAATGCCTCTGTTATCAGCGGAATTAACTTCAAATACCGACATAGGCCCTGCTTTCAGATACGAAGCCATGATACGGGCTATTGTTGTCTTTCCGGTTCCCGCCGGGCCTGTCATCAAAAATACATGGCTTCCATGCTTCAATTCCTTTCGGATTGTTTTGATAGCCATTTCGTTTCCTACTACTTCATCAAAAGTTGACGGCCTGTATTTTCGGTAAAGTTCCATTTTCTTTTCGTTCATTCTCTGCTCCCTTATCAATTATTATAGGATTCCGTTTTTATTGTTACTTTTTAATCTTTCCATTGGTGCCCATAATGCCTAATTCCCTTAATTCACTCCACGGCCTGTCAATTTCACCACTGGATTTTTCAATCTCAACCGGCACAATAAGCCAGGGGAAATATTCGTGAATTTCCTGGGTGCCGTAATACCAGATCATTTTATCAAGATATGATTCTTCATCTGGATCAGCGCTGGTAATCATACTGTCATGTATCTGTCCTATCAGTTTTGACTTCATCTTCTTTTCATAAAGTAAATCAGATATTTTATTGAATAAATGCAATAACACATGATGGGCAGATCCCTGTATACAGGTATTCAGCGCCTCATTCTTTTTCATAGGGCCGTAATATCTGAAACCCGTCAAACTGTCCAAATAGCCATGCTTCAAATAGAACTTGTAAATATCTTTTTTCCATTGAGCATATTCATAGAATCGTTCATTCCAGAATGAATACTCAACTTCCCGCACATGCTCAGTAAAGTCTTTTAGATTCCTGACTCCATGTAATTTCATATTTGCCTTTGCCTCTGGACTGCACATATCCCATAAATCGGGGGCGCACTGTTCAAAGTAACTTCCATAAAACTCCGGGAATACGAATTTATTTTTTGCTACTTGTCTATCCCATTTCAAAAAATCCTGCGGGTTATCTTCATACATGAATAACTCTATTCCGGTATCTCTGTGCATGTCCGTTGATGGGTCAGAAACGTACTTAATTAAATTTCTGTCAAGGCAATAGCATGAGGATACCACTACTTCTATCCCTTTATAGTCATATTCATTTAACTTTTGCTCATGACATGGGTATAGCAATTCCCTGATTATTTTATTGCTTACTTTATCCCGTTTTGGAAGGTTTTGAAAATTAAAACTATTTGACGATGATCTGTATGTAACTGTTGTATATAGATTGAAGAATGGGTGCATATATCCATCGACAACTTCAACAACAAGGCCGTTTATATATGTATCCCGTAATTTCTGTAATTTTTTCCATTCAAGAATTGGGGATACAATCGGATGCTTTATTTTTTCAAGAACATCCTTCTCTGTAGAGGGCTTTCCAGAGGCGGTTTCTTTTGAACTCGAAAATCCGGCAATATCGAAAAGCAACTTAATAATATCATCTGAAGCAGACGGCCTGAATTGCTCTTTTTGAGACCATCCAGTTTTTACCGCTATTTTTTGTATTTGTTTTTCTAATGCGTCCATTTCCACTGTTAATTTGTCTTTTGATGATGATGTTCCTTTTGTATCAACTCTTATTCCGTTTTGTTGCGCTTTGCATAAATTTACAGCGCTCTTCATCAAAAAGTTATATCCTATCCAGTTTTCCTTCCTCAAATTATCGTTAATATATTCGGCAATCAAATAGGTAAAAAGGGCATCCAGTCCGTTATACAGTAACTTGCCATCACCTTTCATTTGCTTCATTAAATTAAAGGCATTTGCCCCATGCAACTTCTCTTCGACAGGAGGGGCGGAAATGAAATCCTCAACATCATCGTCATATCCGGCAACACCAAATAGACAATATACATTCGGCTTTAATCCCTTCCTTTTTTGGCTATTCAGTACATGCAAACCAAGAATAGTATCCTGATCAAGATTGGCAGGCCAAGCATCAAAAATCACATAAGACCATAGCCATTCAAACTGCACATTATGCACTCGCCAACGTATATACTTTGACCTTAATAAAACCCTGAATAGAATCGTTACCGCATTATCGCTTTTATCATAATGAAAAGCCCAGGCTTTGCTGCCGTCTGAAATTGAAATAGAAAGTATTTCATGCCCCTTTCTATGCGGCTTTTTTCCGGTGGTCTCATAGTCAAGAGCAAGAATGAGTCCATTTGCCTTTGATCTTTCATTTAGTTCCTGCAATAATTTTATTATTTCTATATTGCTTTTTAGTATTTTTACTCTTTTTTCATATTCAATTTTTTTAACAGGCGTATCAAGCAATGTTAGGGCGTTTTTCCAATGTGAAACCAACTGCATTACTTTCACATTATCCGGCTTATTTGCGTCAAGATTTAATTGGAACCTGTCCCATGTAGGTGCAATCCATGTCAAGAAACGCTGATCAGGGATTGTATAGCCTGTCCAATCATCGGTAGTTTTCCCCTTGCTTTTATTGGTTAGTATATCACCACTGACCGCCATCATTGCCCAATAGCCAAATGGAATAATTACTTTTGGTTTTAGTTCATTTATGGCTTCATGCAAATATTTTCTACAGGCATCTACATTGATTGAATTTATCTTACCGGAAGTTTGGCATTGAACCGCATAAGAAACCCAGCAATCTCTTTTTGCGGATATTCCCAATTTATCTTTTAATAGATCTTTCAGTAATAGTCCGTTTACTCCAGAAAAAGGCTCAGACAGTTCATCTTCTTTTAAAGACGGGTTATCAAGAACAATCAATATCCTTTTTTTGCCCTGTCCCCAAACAGGAAAATGGGGAGTATGGCATCTCGCATTCAAGCCGCAATCAGCGCAAGTAAATACTCTTTGCTTTGGTTTTTTACTTCTTGTTTTGATTTCATCACCGCGGAGAATTTGCATGTCGATTTCATCAAGAAATCCAATCGCACCCATCATTCTTTCCTGTTTCATTTAATAAAAATCTCTGCGGCCTTGTTACGTAAAACCGCAGAGGTATCGTTATTATTCTTCGTCCCCTTCATCGGCATCATCTTGAGGCGGAGGCGCTTTCTTTTTCGCCTTGCCTTTGCTGCCTGATTCTCCTGTCCGGCTTGCGCCTTGAGCCTCTTCATCCGGCTCTTCATTTTCTTCTTTCTTTGCGGCCTTTTTAGCGGTTCCCTTACCTTCTTCCTTTTTTGCGCCGGCATTTCCGGCAGCGGCGACAGAAAGCGTTGCCATAAGATGGGTTGAATTATCCGTTGTAAAAACCATTCTGGGAGCGCTTTGCTCAGTTTCATGAATATAGAACGATAATGACCGCCGGGCGATAAAAAGCATCATTTCTATATCTACATACAGATCAAATGCGTCAAATTGTGGACAGTCTTTATCCCACATTACTTTTTCCTCAAATTTTCCCGCAATCCTTTCTGCTGAAACCAGAATGTTTTTAGGAGTTATTGTAAGTTTAACCGCCCTGCTATTTGAAATATCAAAACAAAAACTGGAAGCCCTATCAATCGCGTCAAACAGTTCTTTAGGAAAAACCATTGAAACAGATGTCTTTTTTTTCTTATGCGCTTCCAAAACATCATTGATTTTTTCATACGGCCAGTCTTCCGCTTGCAGGGTTTTGACTGAAAAAGTAGTGTTATCGTTCGTTTTGAAATGCGCCCAGGTTCCTTTCAACTGGATATGGGTCAATATGCCTACTTTCAACAATTCGTTTGCGGAGGCGTCGGAAATCCAGAAGTTTTCAAAATCAGCGCCCTTATATTCGAAGCGGTTAATTTGAAGTCCATCCGATGATGACATATCGTTTTGCGTAATATAAATGCCAGAAATTGACTTTTTGTTATTGGGCATCCGGCAAATGCCCAGCCCTTGAGTAAACTCGGAGGGGATTTCAAGCCATTTTTTCTTATCCGGCGCAATGGTTTCAAAGCGTTTGGTAAAATCACCGGACATCAAAGTCAATTGCGCTTTTGCCTTTCCTGACTTCAAAACCCATTTATCATTTTCAACAGTAAACTCGATTAAATCACCGCTGAGTTTATTGATAATGCCATAGAACTCTTCCGCCCTTACAGCGCCTTCAATTTCCTGCTCCAATAAATCATCTGACTTAATCGGCACGGCTACGGAAATAATATCATTGTAAGAGTGAACAAAACCCTTACTAAAGATAAATAAATCAGCCCCTTCTAAAGATGATTTTCCGTTTTCAATTCCAGGCAGGCATTGTTTTAGTGCTTTTAACAATTCCGTCCGTTTTACATTCATCATTTTCTCCTTCGCTCTTAATATATTCAAGTGCAACAGCACAGGAATTACAGTAATCCTTCCACTTCCCGTTATATTTTAAGGAATGCCATTTGTTTTTTGCTTTATAAATAGATTCTTCCAGGCAGGTCTTTATATCTACTTCAAACTTGCACTTATCACAAATTAAAAAATAATGCGCGGTATGATTATTGCCTGCACGTTTCAAAATATTCCCCATAAATAGCCCCTCTATACATTATTATAGAGTTTGGTTTTTCTTGATTTCAAAACGCACTTGGCAAATACTTCTTGACTGCTATTCAAAAACTCAGCGTTATTTACACCGTCAAGAACCTGTTTTTGATTAGCGTATCCGGTTTTTATATTTTCTATTATATCTTCATCTATTGTACCCTGGGCGATTAAGTAATAAGCGATAACTTTATTTTCCTTTTGTCCTATTCTGTGAATCCTATCTTCCGCCTGCTCATGCTCGGATGCTGTATCCCCAAACTCTATAAATGCAACGGCACTGGCGGCGGTTAGTGTTAATCCTACTCCGGCAGCCCGTATCTGGCCGACAAACAATTTTATTTTTTTGTCATTCTGAAATTGGTCTACAATATTCTGCCTTTTACTTGCAGCGGTTTCTCCGTTTATACCAACGGCAATATTTGAAAATTCATTCATAAGTTTTTCAAAACATTTTCTATGATAACAGAACACAACTAACTTATTGTTTATCTCTAAGTATTCTTTTACCCATTGAATGCAACTATCAATCTTGGCGAAGTACGCCTCTTGCTTTAAATGCTGGTAACTCCCTTTTTCATTGTTAGCGTATTGTGATTCAAATACGGAGATTTCAGCAGCCCTGTATTTTTCATAAAGCGTCTTGCTTAATTTCATAGGAACGACAGATTTTATTTTTTCCGGCAATTCGCTTAATACTTCGCTTTTCAATCGGCGCAACATCAATCCGCTAACAAGATTATGCAACTGCTCCCCATTACTTAATCCCCTAAAATCCCATCCAAATCTTGTTTTAACAGGATCACAAAATTCCATCTGAAAGCGCCATTTGTTAGAAAAAGTTTTTGAATCAACTAAATGCAGTACCGGAAAAAATTGCCTTGTCGCGGATGTATACGGTGTTCCTGATAAAAATATCCTTCTTGCTTCTTTTGCTGTTTTGCATATATTCATTACGCATAAACTTCTTGCTGTTTCCATTTCACCGATAAACTGACTTTCATCACAAATAATATTCTTAAACGGTATCTGCTTTAATACATCTACCCATCCTATTGGGTTTAGCATCTTTTTTCTAAAGGGCAATTTTCTTTTTTTCGCTTCCTGTATTCTTTTTCTTTCAGCCTCAACATCCGCTTTATCTTTTCTGCCAAGTATATCGTAATTAATTATAACTACCGGAAATTCCTTTAACAGCCCATCAATAGGGTAGGGCTCCCTTCCTTCAAGTACAATACATTTCTTTTTAGTCCAGATATTTACTTCTCTTTCCCAATTCAGTTTCAAAGACGCTGGGCATATTATCAATGCAGGAAAGGCTTGCTTATAAAACAAATAAGCGGCTATTTGAATTGTTTTGCCCAGCCCCATTTCATCGCCAAGGATAAAATTTATATTATTTTCCAGCATCCATGTAACGCCCTGCTCCTGGTACGGCCTTAATGAAAGCGGATGCAGTAAGGAAAAATCAACTCCGCTTTTTTGCGATATTTTTGATTTCGATGGGGTAGTGTCCCTTAAAAAAATACGAGCAGCACTATCAAAGTGTAATCCGATATTATGCAGTATTCTTGCAATCCTTTTTGTAGGAGGAAGAGACATAACACCTACTTCATGCGCATATTCAAAGTAAGAGGCTTCTTTTGCTACTTTCAGTAATTTTTTATATATTTGTCTATTTAATCTTACATTTAGCCTTTCGCCGTCAAAAAATACATCCGTAATCATTTAGGGCTGTAATCTCCATCTATCAAATGCGGGTAGATTAAAAATCAACTCTGCACACTGAGGGACAATGGCATTGCCAAGCCCGCCAACTCTGTCCAATTCTCCGGGTATCCCATCATCTTCTCGTAAAAAATACCTGATGGGTATTTTCCCGTTTTGCTCACGAACAATTCTGGCAAGGTTATCATCATTTTTTTTTGTACGCATTTCTTGTAATTTTTTATCAGACTTTCTTTTTTGAATGTCATTCGTTTTGAATCGGATGCTAGAGGGGTAGGCAGTAATCCATACTCTTTCCCTTTTATGTGACGCTCCGATTTCCGCAGCCGATATACAACACCATTCCGCATCATACCCGCTTTGGGAAATATCAGACAAAACTCTATTAAAGAATTTCCCTTCATTGGAATTAAGTAATCGTGGCACGTTTTCAAACAATGCGATTCTTGGCTGTAATTCCCTAAGAACCCTTGCACACTCAGGCCATAAATCTCGCTTGTCATTTTTTCCTTTCCTTTTACCTGCGGATGAATGTGGCTGGCATGGAAACCCACCACAAATAAGCCAATCGCCTTTTGGCAATTTTCCATAATCAATTTTTGTAATATCCCCTAATGCGATTGCACCAGGAAATCTTTTCTGATATATCTCTACCGCGTAAGGCTCAATTTCTGAAAAATAGTGCCCGTCAAAACGTAAAGCCGCCCAATAAGCGGCCAACGCGAAACCGCCTATGCCGGAAAACAAATCAAGAAAGTATGTTTTATTCTTCATCCAATAATCCGCTATTCCATTTTTTCAATAAGGCATTTTTGCAATTTGCTTTCATCTGCTTGTAATAACTTTCTTTCAATTCAATGGCAATCGCTTTTCTGCCCATCTCTATAGCAACTACAGGCTCCGAACCTATCCCGCCGAACGGAGATAGAACCACGTCCCCTTTATTTGTCCATAATTCCAAAGCCCTACGAATTACATCCAACTGTAACGGACATATATGCTTTTCATCCTTATCTTCCCTTGCGCTTCTATATTGCAGTGTGTCTGTTTGACTAATATCCATCCAAACGGGAGAGGCATAGCGTCTCCAAATATGATGAGAACGGACATCTTTTTTACCCAATTTTAATTCATCATCCCCGATATAATCCGTGAACCCTTGAGGATGACCTATTAGTTCAGGGTTATCCCCTGGCTTCCTGAAAGTGATCAAATAGTCGGCAAGACCCTGGCGGCACATTGAACTATCTTTGACGATTGTTTTATGCAATAAAGCATGTGTTTTTGTCCTAACCGCAGCCAGCAAAGGATCTTTCCAAATAGTTACTCGACTATGGTAAATAAAACCAATATCCTGAAACATTCTTATTATGTCACCAGGAAAATCAATTAAACCAATATACCCATTTGATGACAGGCTTGTTGACAACTCCATACAATGCACGGACATTAAACGCCCTGGCATTAATGCACGATAAAGTTCCTTGCCGATAAACCGGAACTGTTCAAAAAATTCACTTTTATTAGCGCAGTTGCTCAAATCCCTTTCGCTATTTGAGAAAGTATAAAGACCAATAAATGGCGGACTGTAAATGGAAAAATGAATGGAGTTATCTGGAATCCCTTTCAATACTTCGCAACTATCACCATGATAAATTGCGTACTTATCTGTTACTTGCTGGTCTATTATTTTTGCATCCTTCAAAACAGTTCTCCTTCTCTGCACATAAAGTGGCTTCTTGTATATTCTTCAAAGTTTCTAATAGACCTAAAAATGACACGGCGATTTACATAACGCTGCAAATCTTTGTATTTCTTATTTGCGTTCTTAGTGTCAAAAACCATAACAAAAGGATTTGCCCCAATATCACGTAACTTGTAAATACGGTGCAAGTCCTGTTCAAATGTTGTATCGAAATTGACTAAAACGTAAACACTGATTCTCTGATACCCATACCCAGTTTCTTTAATAAATGTAGATAACCTTTCAAGTATGATTTTTTCGTCTTTGATTCTATCCCATGCAAAATGAATCAATTTTGTGCGTATTTTTTTTAACACTGCTATCTTTTCATCAGTCAGTAGGCGCAAATCAAGCCCTTGAGTAAAATCAACCTGCGCACGGGTTTCTGCCAATTCATTGAACAACTCTATACAATTAGGGCTTGCCGTTATATTAGGGTCTAAAAGTTTTATATATTTTTGCCCACTCCAAAACTGTGAAAGTTTATACGCTTGGTATGATTTGTTTCCTTCCTTTTCGGAAACGATACAAAAAGCACATTTTCGATGACATCCTCTGGTTAAATACCCATAAGCAGTATCTGTTATGCCATAAAGTAAATAATCGGGGTAAATGTTATCTATTTCTTCAGGCAGTTTTTTTTGATTTCATATCCTGTGCCGCCTTTTTCAATATTTGTATGCGATACATTCCTGTCTTTTGTAAATACAAAAACTTTACTCATGTATATTTTGTCATAATCGAATATGGGCATGTACATAGAAACATCGTGGCCTTGTTTTTTATGATATGCACTTATTTTCATCAAAGCCAGATTTGGAAAATTATGGCTATCGACATCAACCAAGCCTATTCTCACACTGCCTCCAGCCAGTCGGGGACTCGCATTTTATCTATCGCTTGATACTTGTCATTTGATGTTTCATTTTTGAACAATTCTTTTATTAATATCTTTTTTGTATATTGCACCATTTCAGCAGCCATTCTTTCAGCGTCCCTTTGCTTGCGCTCAATGTTTGCCTTAACAGCCCCTTCCTGTTCGCCTGTAATCAAATGCACTTCCACAGGCTTCTTTTGGCCGAAACGATAACAACGCCTGATTGCCTGGTAATACCGTTCAAAACTATCATTCATGGAAACAAAAATAATCTTATGGCAGTTTTGCAGATTTATCCCGAATCCATAAATAGAACTTTTACTTATTACTGCTTTTAGTTTCCCGTTAGTAAAATCAATTATCGTAACTATTTTATGCTCCGTTGTGTCGCTTCCTCTGACCTCAACGCCGCCGTCAATTATGTTTTTTAGCGCCGCGCTTTCGTCATTCAAATCGCACCATATCAGAACTTGATCTTTAAAACCATTCGCAATTTCAGCGGCTTTTCCTACTCTTTCTTTCAAAGAAGCCCTTTTCGCCTGCCTTCTTTCATTCAAGGTTTTTGCCTGTTCAAATTCAAATAGGGCTTCCCGTCCGTTTTTCATTGTTTTGGTTTCTTTGACTTTTACAACGTGCTGGATTAGTTTCAATTCCGGCAAAATATAGCCATCATCGGAAAAGCCTAAATCGCTGGGGGTTTTTACCATGCAGCCCCACGACGCGACCCACTCCCAAAACTTGCAAACCGCATGACCCTTAAGCCGCCATTTTCCCCCTTCCGGGACGCCGTTTGCGTGCATCACATCATTTATAAAAAATGTCGCCAGCATTTCAGCACGTTTCATAACGCCAAGGAATTCACTGTGCATCCCCAGTTCGACATAATCATTTGGCGCAGGGGTTGCCGTGCAGCACAGTTTATACTTCATAGTCTTGCATCTCGTTATAAGTTCAGATGAAGTCTTAGAGCCAAAATGTTTTATGATTGAACTTTCGTCAAGCACGATGCCAGCAAAAACGCTTAAATCAAACTTATCCAGTATTTCATAATTTGCAATGTTTATGCCCACTTTTATGTCGCTCATTCCCCTGCTGATATGCACATCTATGCCGTACTTTTTTCCCTCTCTTTGCGTCTGGTGCGATACGGCAAGGGGCGCAAAAATAATAACATTCCCTTTTGTTTTTTTGCATATCTGATATGCCCATTCAAGTTGGCAGAAAGTTTTGCCTAATCCGGTATCAAGAAACAAGGCGCATTTTCCTTTTAAAATCGCCCATCTAACTATTATTTTCTGCCACTCAAATAGCATTTTGTTCAATGCGGTCAATTCGACAGGGAATCCGGCATCGGGAACTGCCTTTGTTTTTGCTTTCAAGAAATCCGCGTAATCCAACTCTGTGCCTCCTGTAACGGGGACGGCGGGAATCGAACCCGCGATAGCCGGGGTGGCAAGAGCCGTACCCCCGGTGCGTCTACCAGCGTTCGCCACATCCCCATGTTTCCCGGCCTTCTGCCTACGGAGCCGGCCGGGAATGACCTACACAACTTTACTATCACATCAAACTTAGGGAGCGATGCCCCCTATGGAGCGTTGAGGAATGACCCTCAGCAGACAGAGGGAGGGAATCCCGCCTACTTCCGTGCCCTTTACGGAAACGCCCCTTGTTGCCGGAATGCACTCCGGCAAGTGCCACACCTATTTTCCATAGCTCAAGGTTATTGCCTGCCTAATCGGCTCCGGGTTATTACTTGTCTCATTGTTCCATCCCGCCCGCCCATACACCGCCCAGAACGGTGTGGGCCAGGCAAATTGTCGTTCGACAAGCCAGCAAAATAAAAATAAGATACAAAATACCTCCCATTGTTTATATCGCAAAAGCATCACATGATACTTTTTCTTATACACTTCCACTCTTTATTATAGGAACATCGAATGAGGCATTGTTACGCCATGCAATCGTCAAGAATTTCCTGACACTTTCGGATCACCGCCTTGCAAGCTCTTACTCTGCGGTTATCGTTTGGCTGTTCGCTAAGGTAATCAAGAAGATTTTCCATGAACGGATCGTTTTCCGGTTTATCCTCTGCCTTTTTTGCAAGGAGGGACGATCTTTTTGTATCGTCTTTCTGATTGGCTTTTTTGGGAGGCGTTACGTCAATAATTTCAGGATCATCATCGTTATCTTCCTCGGATTCGTTTTCATTTTGGGCGGCCATTCTCTTTGCCAATCGGTCATCTGTATGCTGCCGCCAGCCCTTTGGCTTCTTCCCTGTTTTGTTATATTCCGTAACACGTTCTTCCGCTTCTTCCTGTTCTTTTGCTTTTCTCAATGACATGGAGGCTTCTATTTTTTTATAGGCATCCGTTAAGTTTTTTGCATCGGATACTTTTTCTTTGTTATTGTAGAGTGCCATATATCTATATGCGGTTCTTCGGGGAAGTGGTTTATTGTCCTCTAGCCATTTTTCAAAATCGCCCTGGCCACATTTATCACTCACTACACACAAAACTTCCCCTATAGCCATTGCAATATCAATAAGTGCTTTTGCTCCTGCCTCAATATGTGCGTGCTGGGCGTTTACCCATTCGGCGGTTTTATCGTCTGCTTTTGGTTTGGTTGGCTGGACATGTGCCACTGTGGCACATGTCCAAGTGTCCTGATTACTCATGGTTTGTGATTCTCCTTTTCTATGATTGTAGACGGGCTAACCGTCCATTGCGCCAAAACTCACTTATTTCTTCCCATGCCTGATAAACTCTCCGAAAGCCTATCTTATGAACACCACAAAATAGCCACAAAGCATCTTTAATTGACGGCTTCTTACACTCTCCGCATTCCCATTGCATTGATAACACCCAATGAAATATATTGTATGCATCATCGGATAAACAACTTTTCGCATAACACAAAAGGTCATCAATTGTCGGAGTGGTAGTTTTTGCGGAAAGATCGTCAAGATGGGTTTTTGATGAATCGGCGGTTACTGTGTTGTCGATGCTTTCATATCGGCTTTCTTCCCGCTTTACGGATTTGCAGTAATCGCCTAAACGTCCGTTAAGCCGATGGGTAAGATACGTGTTAAACTTAACGCCCTTTGCAGAATCAAACTTTTTCAAAGTTGATTCATAAATCAGATAGCCTTGTACTTCTAAATCTCTGTACGACATTCTGTATTTTTTCGCATAACAGTTTGCCCTTTCGCGCACCGTGCCGATGTAGTCATCAAAATGAAGGCTCATGCCGCTACCCCCATTTCTGTAAGCAGCCAGGACACATCTTCAAAATCGAACTCTTTGTTATTTACACCAACAACTAATTCATTAGCCACCTTTTCCGACACAAACCAGAGTTTAAAAGCCCTAAGTCCGTGAACCTCTTTCCGGCTACTTTCTGGCATCCTTACAGCAGCGCGGCTGGTAAGCAACGCCATTTGATTCCCATAGTCATAAAATTCTGCCTGTACGCAGTAAAAAGTTGTTTTCATGCTTCCCCCCAGAAAACAAAAAAGGCTGCACAAGGGGTTGTCCACGCCCCAAGGCAGCCGTAAAGCCTACGTTAAGCGAAAGATGGACAACTCCCCCGCTATGAAAATTGTTCTAATTTCTTGAGCTAACGCGCAAGAAATCAACGTAAATCCTTACAGGGTATGTAATTAGGAATTGGGGATCGCATAACAAACGGTAACTGCTCACCGCCATTCGGCGGTTCGGGCTCCGAAAAACCGCAGTCGGCGCAAGCGCCTTTGTGCGGTTTTTCTCCGCCACATTTTGCGGTTGCTGGTCTTGCTACGCAAG